TTCTATTTTAAAGACTTTTACTTTTGTTTGTTCTGGAAGGTGGTCGAAGTTATGTTTCTTTTCTACGTATTCTCTAATTTCTGCGTCTTCGTCAATTTTAAATTGCTTCCAATGTTCACGTCTAATTTCGTCTTCAACTATTTCTAACGGAGTATTGACTAAACAATAACATAACAACGCTTCGGTTTTATTCGTAAGCCAAAGGTAACCCATCAATTGATAGTAGTAATCCTTTGTAGGTATTTCGTCTTCAAAGAACGGAAACGTGTGAGCTTCGTAACTGCATTTAATATCAAGTAAAATTTCATTCGTGTTTACGTCGGGTGTTCCTGTTATCCAATCGTTGTTAAAATGTTCTTCGTTCTTAAATATAAACCCTAAACTTAAAACATCGTTTACTAAACTTATTGCTTCGTCTTCGCATTGTAAACCTTTGTCCGTGTAACGTGAACTAAACTCTTTTTTAATGCCAAATTTTTCTTCTAAAACAAGTTCTTGTATGTAACTCTTTGCTGTTTTGCTTAATGTCTCGGTCTTGGTGCGTGGAGCGGTCATTAACCGCCCCAATGCTGAACAACGTATTTTCATCAGTAAATCCATTTTAAAAATTTACGAATAAGTCCTATTTCTTGTTTTTGAACTGAATAAATAACTTTTGTTTCTTCCTTCCCTATGTTATGAACTTTAGAACGTTGTTTAATTAATTTAGGTTCGTTTTTAATTATTTCTTTATTTTTTGTAGGTCGGTATTTTTTTTGATATTCACGACAAAACTGGCGAAATTTTTTAATTAAAAGATTAGTAACAGGTATTTTTTCATTCCAAACATACATATCATTTTCATCTCTAAAAACAATTTTATTTTTAATTAAAAAAGGAACAAATCTTGTTGTAACTTTATTTTTACGACAAAAATTATTAATTATAACTTCGTTTTTATTATCTATTTTGTATTTTAAATCTAATAAAAAATTATAATATTTAATAGTTTGAATTTCGTGGTCTTGTCTTGGTGCTTTCATAGTTTTTAAATTAAGTTTAAGTTGATTAGGGTTCATACTTCTAACGTTTTTAATTGTGCAGGTGTTAAACTAAACTTTGTTGTTAGTTCTTCAACGGTATATTCTCCTTTGCTAATTGCGTCAATTGCTTTTTGAAAACGTGCGTTGTCTATTGTAGCTTTTTTAGGTTCGTGTTTTACTTGTTCTCCAGAAGCGTCTGTGTCTTTGTCCGTAACTAAACCAAGCATTGAACTTAAAGCGTAACGTCTTAAGTAAGTTATTGCACTTCCTAATACTTGGAACTCGTTCATTCCTTTTAAAATTACTCCTTGTGGTATGTCAATTTTACTTTCGATACTTTCAGCACTTTCAACGTGAAATAAACAAGTTGCAATTTGTGTTCCGTTAATTAGTTGTGTAAACCCTAAACCGTGTTTTTTTAGTAATGGGTTTATAACTTCAAAGATTTTCGGTAAGTCTGCGTAAGTGTAACCATAACCTTGTGTTGCTTTGTGAATAACAGGTACTTCTTGTTGGAACGCTGTTAAACTTTTAAATAAATGTTTCATAGTTTTTGTTTTTGTTAGTAAATAATTATATGCAAATCTACAACCTTTTTATATATAAATCTAATTAAATTATAAAAGTTATTAACAATTTAGTTTTTAATTCTTTTAAGTTGGTGGTTTTTTACAATCCAAGTGTCTTCAGGAAAAATAAAATCTTTGTATACATCGCAGCGTTCACCCTTTTTTTTTAAAATCTTTAATTGGTTTAAGTTTTCTTTTGATAGCATTCCTTTTATCCAAACTTTACTAAAATCTTTTAAGACGTGTAAAAAACAATAATAATCGCAATTTTGACTATCGTTAAACGTGCTTAATTTGCAATCGTAATTACTTTTTGGCGTATAATTAGACGATTGAGTTTTACATTCAATTTTATATTTTTCAATTATTAAATCATATTCAAAATCTTGTGCGTGAACTACATTTTTTCCTTTGTTTGTGTAATAATCAAAAAGAACAATTTCGCCTATTGCACCAATTAAATTTCCTTTGCCTTTACTTAATGAATTATTTAAAACTTTAAATTCGTATAAGTTTTTTGCACGTTCTAATTGTTCTTTACTTACGTTAATTTCTATCATTTTAGTTTTTGTTTATAGGTTTCTATTATTTGTTTTAATTCGTCTTTTGTCCATTTTTTAACTTCGTGTGCTTTTGCCTGAAGTTCCATTAATCTTTGCGCTCCTATTCGTTTTTCTATGCCTATCTGGTAGTTTAACAAATTACCGCTTAAATAAGTGTTACAAGCTTCGCATTGCAAGTGTACGTTGTCTTCATCAAACCTTACTGCTGAATGTCCGCCTTGCGAATAATAGTGTCCTGCATTTTCTTTTTTACAAGGTTTGTTGCACGAAATACAATTAAGTCCAGCGTCACGAACACGAATAAATTTATTAAACACCTGTTGAGCAATTTTTAAATAATCGTTTGCAGTTTTTAAGTTTTCAACTAACTTCTTTTTCTTCTTGTTCCATTCCTTTAACTTCTGCGCTTCAACCATTGCTTTTATACATTCGTTTTTTAAACAAAACTTTTGTAAGGTGCTGAACGGTGTAAATTCTTCTTTACAGTTAAAACATTTCTTCGTGTTTTTCATCGTTTTATAAAATTAAAAATGTGTTCAATTATTGGTAGTGTCCAACCGTCACCAAGTAAACTAACGCTTTTTTGAATTGTTAAAATGTCGCAATAGTTATCAGGAAAACCTTGTAAACGGCAAAATTCTTTTTTAGTTAAATTTCTTACTTTATTTCCAACTACTGCGTGAATTAATGGCTCAAAACCTTGTTTTCTTTTATTTTCAATATGTTTTTTTAGTTTATCCATATCCTTATAAATATTTTTATATTCTCGTTCTGTTAAACAATTACTTTTAATTCTATCAGTAGTGCCGTTTTCTAAAATATCTTTAAACATTATTCCCAAATCTTTTGGTTGTGGAATATCAGTAACAATATCAAACATAGTTTCTTTCGTTTTTATGTTGCTCCAATAGTATCTATCTCGCAGTTGTGCTGTTACTAACTTTGAATTTATACGAACAGGGTAAACGCCTAAAGCACGGCTCATAATTCCAACATCTAACTTTGAAGCACTTCCAACATTTTCTTGTAAAAATAAAACCTTTGGATTTAGTTTTTTTATATGTTCTAAAATTTCTACAAACACGAAAAACAAACTACTTCTACTTCCGTTTATTCCTGCTCGTTTTCCAGCTGCTGATAAATCTTGACAAGGTGAGCCACTTAAAATTAAATCAATGTTTTTCCAATCTATATCCCATTCCTTCCATTTGGTTACGTCTCCAACTTGGATTGTGTCAGGAAAATGATGTTGCGTTAATTCTATTGCATACGGTTTAATTTCACTTGAATAATATTTTTTTACTTTAATACCTACGTTTTCAAGTGCTTGTCTTCCTGTATTCATTCCGTTAAATAAAGATACTACGTTCATAAGTCAATATTATTTTGTGTAAATGTTTCCAATCTTTTAAAAGCCATATCAAAATAAATTTTTTCTTTTTCTATTCCAATAAATTTTCTATTTAATTTTTTTGCAATTAAACCTGTAGTTCCATACCCAAAAAAACAATCTAAAATAACATCGTTTTCTTGCGTAAATTTTTCTATAAAATGTTTTGCAACATCGTCTTTCATAACCGCTTTATGTTCTTTTGGCATATTTGAATTTACTGAAGTTGTTATAATATTTTTTGTATAAGTAGTATTTGATTTTAAACTTTCATTTCCTAATATTAAAAAGTATTCAACTGCGTTTGTAATATTTTTACCACTTGCTGGCATCGGGTTTGATTTTTCCCAAATATGAATATCAACTATGTTTTTATTAAAATATCCAATTAATTTATAAACGTCTTGTCGGTTGTAATAATTTGTTTGAATATTATAAAAAATGTGTTTTTTAGTTACTCTTAAAAGTTGAGTAATTACATCTATATTTAACTGAAGCCAATTATTATTTATGTCTGTAAAATTAGAATATTTGTCGTTTCTTTTTCTATTGTACGGTGGTGAAGTAAAAGAATAATCAACTTCGTTTTCGTTTAATAAAGGCAATATTTCCAAGCAATCTGCGTTTATTAATAAATCATTTTCAATTTTTTTTGTGTTTATTACGTTCATAAGTCTATATTGTTAAATTCAATTTGTCTTTTAAGGTTTTGTATTTCTTGTTTTTGCTCTAAATTTAAACGCTCTAAATTAAAATTCATTTGCCTTGCAACTCTAAACTCCTTTTCCAAGACTTCATAAACAACCATTGCTTTTTTTATTTCGTGTAAACTTTGCTCCATTGAACTTATTAAATCGGTTCGGTTTGGATGTTTCGTTTTTATGTCTTCAATGCTTACTTGTAATTTTAAACAAGTGTGGTTTAAGTTTATTCTACTGCTCAATAATTCAAGTTCCATTTTTTTATTTTTTAAATTGTTTGTTTACAAGCAAAAGTTTTTTCATATACATTTGGCGCTGGGTTTGATTGTTCAAAGTAACACAATTTTTCTTTATCAAACCAAATTTCAATCATTCCAATATTTCCATTTGAACGTGGTTTAATTTTATTAAAGTGTAATTCAGCTAAATTAAATGTAGGGTCTTGCCTGTGTACTGTAATCATACATTTACCACTATTGAACCATTCGCTGCCACCTTTTAAATCGTAAGGAACAGGAGCGTTTCTTTTTCCGTTTTCTTTTTCAGTTAGTTTTGGATGTATAATCGTGTGCAAATGTAAATCATTGTCTTCTGCAATTTGGTTTCTATATGGCAAAACATATTCTAAATATTGTGCATAGCCACCGTAATCGTTATAAGGGTGATTTAAGTCCTTCCAACTATCAATTGAAGCTGTGTGCAGTTCATCGTGTTTTTTTAGTTCAACAGCCATATCCCAAAATTGTATTGGTGTAAGTTTTGCCTTAACATCTTTTTTAGTCAATACCTTAAAATGTTCTAATACCCAATCAATAGCTTGTGTTATTTCTTTGTCTTCAATCGTGTTTCTATCTAATGGGTTGAAACTCTTGCCTGTTTTCTTATGTATTAAATCAGCAATTATTTCTACATTAGAACCAACATCAGGAAAGTAAACTAAATGCTTCCAACCATAAAATTTAGAAGTGTTCATTAAACATTCCATTAATACTTGCGTTTTACCGCTCATAGGGAAACCTGTCCAATCCGTACAATTTCCTAAACTCATAGAATAATGTTCGTGCAAACTTTTAAATCCTAAATATTTGCCTTTATTGTTGTAATTGTCTCTATACTTAAATAGTTGAGTAATTACGTCTCCTGCTTCGGTAATTTTATATCCATTTAACTCCACGGTGCTTTCCATTTTTTAGGTTC